CTGCTTCGGAACTGTGCTGTTGTCATTCCCAGCCCCGTAGGTGGGGGTGATAAGTACAAAATCATAGTCAACAATAAGTGGAGATGCAGAATCCCAGCGGAGTGGAATTCTCTCGGCTGGGATTTCTAGTTTCTCCACAAAGCGTTTAGTGTTTTCACTGACGCTTGAGAAGTAAACAATCATGCAGCAAGTGACTCGATTAAATCGGGTCTAAAACCGCTCCAGTGGCTCTCTCCTGCCATTACGACAGGTGCCGCGGTGTATCCCATACCCTTGACCATTTGCATCGCTTCTGGGTCATCCTGAAGCTTGACCTCAGTGTAGTCGATTAGATGTCTAGCCATTAATCTCTTAGTGCTGTCGCACTGAACGCAGCTTGGCAAAGTATAAAGTGTTACCATAGAGTTCCTCCTCAGGATTTGTTTTCGGGTTGGAGGACAATTATACTACTGCGCAAGAAACGCAAAAACCCCCTCCGAAGAGGGGGCCTCTGCAACCAAGAAAGGTTTAGGTTTAGGAACCTGCTCCAGTCGAAGCAATGGTACCAGTTGGCACAATGAATGCACCGGTAGCGATGTGACGGATTCTCATCTCGAAGTCATCGTTGTCGAAGCTTCCATCGCGAGCAGGTACATCTCCGCCGCCGAGGAAGGTTCCACCGTTCATCTTGATACGTAGCTCAGGAGTCTCGTATCCACGAAGGAATCCAAGAGCAATGTTAGGGTTGATTCCCTGTCCAGGTACTGGAACCAAGAACCAGAAAGCGCCAGCACCAGAGTTAATCCTGGTAATCCAGTCGTTTACTACGATTTCAACCTGGGAACCGATTGGGTTTCCAGTTACCAAAGAGGTAACGGTTGAACCAGAGGTGGTCTCGGTGCGAACTGACTGGATTGCAAGAATCTTGCGAGCAGTCATTTCAAGTGCACGAGGCACAACTAGAGCGAAGCGGCTCACAGGAGTCATGATGCCACCGTTCCAGGTCTGCAAGTTAGCAGCCTCGATAGCAGCCTCAAGGGACTCGATGGTTAGAGCAGCGTTGCCAGACAATAGGTTCTGGTTGCCGGACTTGAAGTTGTCAGTGTTTAGGCCAGAAGCCGAAACAAGCTGCTTAGTAACTTCCTCATCTTCCTTACCAGCTGCCTTCTGTGCAAGCTCGATAGGTAGACGCTCTAGTAGGCCAATCTGACCGTCGTTAACAATGGTCTCCCATGAGAAGCGGATTCTAGAACCAGCCTTCTTAACAGCCATTGTTGACTCGGTTACATTGAACCAGCCAGCAGTTGGGTACTCATCGTACTCAGCTACGGTTGGAAGTGAACCTGAGCGGAAAGTGTCTCCAGCGTTGTCTAGTCCGTCGTCCTCGTACTGAAGAGCCTGGAAGGTTACTGGGCGGAAGTCGTCAACAACCATAGAGGTTGCGAACTGGTTCCATACCTTTGGCACTGCTGCATAGTTCTCAAGCATAATCTTGTTAACAGTTGGAGCAAGCTGCACAGGTAGGTCAGAGGTAGAGATACCCTCTTGTAGCTTTAGCTTGTCAGAGCGGTCTCCGCGAAGAGCACCCTCAAGAAGCTTTGCAGCCTCTAGCTGACGTGCGGTAATTTTTTCAGTCATTCTTTATTCCTTCTCTGACTAGACTGCAGCTGCTGCTGAGTTCTGGGATAGACGAACAACAACATAGCCAGTGCCTGACTTCACGCAGTGTCCGACAAACTTGTTGTCGGTTGCGGTCTCAGTAACTGCACCATCAACGTCAACGTAAACGTTAGCGCCAACAGCGATGTCATCGTCTGCAGTGTCCAGCTTGAATGCACCGTCAAGCTTTAGGGTGGTGTAGGTGTTACCATCTTCACCAGTGATTGCGTCTTCCAGAGCAACACCAACAACAGTACCAACGGAAACTACGTCTCCAGATACTACTGTACTTGCTACTGGGAAGACCAGCTGACTGGCAATTGCGTAAATCTCGTTAAGAGCCATTTACTTTCTTCCTTACTTCTTAGAGATGCGACCGACGATTGCGTCGAACTCATCTGCCTTGTTGGTGGTGGTTGCGTCCTGGATGTGACCATAGGCCCCAGCAGGAGATACAGCCGACTCAGAAACTGCGACGACATAAGCCTTCTCGTCTGCAATTAGTTCGTCAACAGTCTTGTTGTTTGACTCAGCCTTTAGCGACTCAGCAATACGCTGAAGCGACATAGTAGGCAAGCCAGATTCGTTGAACTTCATAGCCACATCTACAGGGTTAATAGACTCTTCGACAACCTCAGGGGTCTCTTCGACGGGGGTCTCTTCGCCCTCGGTAGGAGTGGCTGCCTCTACGAGAACCGACATCGATTCACGAAGAGGAGTTAGAGCCTCAACAAGGGTTGCCTTAAGGTCGTCAATAGCGGCCTCAAACTCTTCCTTTGTAATCATGCTTTCATTTCCTTCCGATTCAGATTCAGAAATCTCGATGATTCCTTCCTCCTTATTAGTGTAGCTTTCAAGTAGAGTCAAAAATTTGCCTCCAGCTCCGGCTACGGTTACGACATCTACACTCGTTAGTGGGTCTGCCACTAGCGATTCGATGATGGGGCCAGTGCGACCCTCTGCCTCTCCCGTGCTGGCTTCGCCAAACGCGTGAATAGACAAACCTACATCCTCTGCCATCTCGCGAATAATCGGAGCATAGTGGGAATAAAACTCGATGTCTGCAACCAGACCGTTTTCAGTGAAAACCGCGTCGCTTGCTAGCTTGCCAGCAAGTTGGTGCACATCACGCTCCGGACGTTCAGAGGACTCTGACATCGATGGGTGGTTCATAAAAACCTTGGTGCCCTTTTTGAAAACGGCAGGGCCGTATTCCTTTAGCATAGAGGCGGGGTAGTATCCGGAGGAGCCCCAACCGGATTCAATAACCTTAACACGCCACTTTGTACCTGAAGTATCAGAGGGCGCGAAGCCTACCGACTCGTTTAGCTTTAAAGCCATAAAATCTCCAATGGATTAATCACTGAAAATAATTATACCAAACAACTATTTTACGCCGTGGGCTCCGCGTCCGAATCAGCCAGGTCGTTTGCATTGTCCTGCATTGAACCTACCTCACCAGAGTTACCCTGGGAAGGAATTGCAGAGTTATCCTGCTCGTCCTGACGTGGTGGTGGGCTGGCGTGTAGCCTTGGAACATCAAGGGTTTCAATAACTGCATCGCGATACTCGTCGTCCCAGATTGCACCAGTCTCGTGTGCAAGGGCCAGAGCCTGCATCAATCGCTGACTTGGCTCTGACTCAATCTTAGGCCAGTTAATTGCAATGTCTTTAACGCCAATAAAGTCCATGATTCGTTTATAGAACTGTGCCCAAACGTGTTGACGTGCCTCCATTGCTTTAAGGGTGGGGACGTCTAGGGTTTGTGCGGTGCCGTAGGCACCCGAAGTTCCAGGGTCAGATAGTAGTGCAACAACTGAAACCTCAAGTGCGGATGCAACCATTGAGCCAAGCGGCCTGCCGTCAGTTAGGTCAACGCTACCGGCACGTGGCATAGAACTGAGCTCCATGTCTGAACCAAGCACAGCGGTGGAGCCGGCAGCTCCTGGGCTAGCAATTGCAGCCGCGGCGTTCTGAACTCCGGTCTTGGTCTTAGACTTTAGCTGCCATGCAAACATCGACAAAGCCTTAAGCATACGAGAGCCATCCTTAAGGAACTCGTTGTATGCGTGTGCCCATGGAACTGCAGGTAGGGAGTCTGGGGTTCCAAAGGTGCGTCCGGCCCTGCGGTTGACGCGGCTTACGAACATCCTGAACCTAGCATCTACTGGCTCTTGGCCAATCTTAGATACAAATCTATTGTTTGCTGGCCTGTATGTATCAGCTGGGTACCAGACATTTAGTTCCTGGTCACGGGTACCAGAACCAGAAAGGTCCTGAGCTTTCCTTGTCCAGCTACGCTTTACGTACCAAATCTCTTCTGGATTGTCGGGATTGGTAACAATACCAGCAATTTCTCCGAACGGAATCCTCTGAAATTGCTTGGTGGCCACGTCACCAATTACAAAGAACTGACCATCAGTGAAGTGGCTGCGCTCGTTAATGGCCTGCGCCTCAGGGGAGAACAGCACATCCTGGTTGTTGTATTCGTCTACAATCTTCTGAAAGCGTGGCTGCAAGATGCCAAAGCTTACCCCCTTACCGAATACATAGCTGGTTCTCAGGGCGGAACCGCGCTTTAATAGCGGGTTACCTTCTGTTAGTTCTCTGATTTTCTTAGCAGCATTGCGCAAATCTAGCAGCGAAAAGCCATCTTCTGAGGTAGTGGCGTTAATTTCGCTCCAGCCGTTGTCCTCAAAGTCTAGAACGGCTTTAGCCATCGAGGCGTAAGACTCCCGAAGCAATTCATTTTCTGATGAAATTGCTTCGAATTGTTCGCTAAGTTTCTTAAAATCCATGGGGAAAACTCTCTAAAGTTAATGTAAAATCTATTTTACCATGACCAACCAGAAAGAAACGGGTCAGCTTTTTCTATAGTCGAATAGTCATAACCCACAATATCACCGGGTTTCTTGTCGCCATAAGGGCTTGCCACTATACTTGACAGGTCGGCACAGGCGTAAACAACGGCATCCAGGTGGTCAGGAGACTTTACCCCTCTGCCCCGCATGTCATCCTTTGACTCAATCAGAATCGCACCCTTAGGTGTGAACTTATACTGAATCATCAAAAGCTCTTCTAGCAGTATCTTGTCATCTGGGTCTACGTCCAGTCTCCCAGCGGATAGCCCTTCTTTAAGACCATCATAGTTCGCTGCTCTTGCGTTATGCCAGCGAGTTTTATCAGGACTAGCAGCAGACCCCAGCATAGAGATAACAAGATACTTGCTATCAGACATAGCGGCAACCATATCAACAACAG